AAAGTTTGCACCACCTCTTAAAGTTTTTTGGTGAATCTTGTTAGATACTTTTTGGATTTTAGTTCCTAAAGTTTGGAACCACTGTCCTTGAGTATTGTAGAATCCTTTTTGATTAGTTGTAGTAGGTAACTCCCAAGCTGAACCGTTCCAGATTTTATTATTCACTGCTGACCAACGCTCAGTTGTTACAGCACCTTGGATTAACATATCTAAAATCTCAAGATCGATCTCCATAGAGATATACTCACTCAATAAAGATGTTAACTCAGCCTCAGCGTCGATGCTGTGGTAAGCGTTAAGATCTTGAGCGAATTCTGGAGTCCACTGAGCTTTTAATTTTCTTGTCTTAGCAACGATTGCTTCAGAAGCAAGTTGTACGTCAATCTCTGGGATTTCGATAGAGTTGTCAGGTACTGCTCCAGTTGAAGCTTCGAAATCACCTCTTGTATTATCAGCAGGTTGCTTACTGAAGTTTACTGTGGGGATAAGAGCATCAGGTGTGGTAACTCCTGAAGCAGTTACTACGAATTGAATGTTCCCTCCTACAATTCTTGTAAGTTCTGGGTGAGAAGTAATATCGATAGAAGCAGATTCTAAAGTAAACGATCTTACAGCTTCAACATCTAATTCAGATAAAGAAGAAGTTGCTAAAGAGTATAAGAGGAACTCAGATGGGTCAAGACCTTCTTGATAGTTTACAGAAGCACTAGTTACCGAACCAGTTGAAGTTGTTCCGTATGCGCTAGAAGTAGCGTTTACAGAGTATCCAAATTGTCCAGCACCGTAAAGACCTCCTGATACTTCTTCGTCTTCTGCCATTTTGTTACCAGCAGTAGATACGTTACCGTACATATTATCTCCGATTGCTCTTCCTTGAGTCGCAGTAGCGTATTTAAAATCTAAATAGAATACTAGACCTGATGGTAGATTCATTGGTTGAACAGATACGAAATCTTGAGCAACGATAGAAGCGAATACTTTACGTACTAATGGTAAAGCAACTCCTGCCCACTGCTCTCCTGAACCAGGTTGGAAACTTCCTCCGGTTCCTGTTGTGTTTGCCTCAGCAACGATTTGCTTGGCTTGATTTTCAAGGATTACTGCCATGTTATCTTTAACACGGTTGTCAGCAATTCCTTCTAGAAGACCTGATTTAGCCCATTTTTGGCTTAATCTTGCTGCGTCTTCTTGCATGCTCTTATAATTGTTAGAGCTTTCAAGTAAATTATTTACTAACATGATTTAATTTTTGAGTTTAATTTTAATTTTTTATAATTCCAGCTAACTTTTGCATACGTAAAACTGCTTGGTCAGATTCAGAAATAATTTGAGGTCTTCTAGCTGTAGTTCCTGTAGCTTTAGAAGCACTTCCCAATTTAGATTCATTTACTGATCTTGCAGGTTTAGATGCTTGTCTTGATACAACATTTTCACTTACAGTTTCGAAAACTAATTTAACTTCTTTAACATTCTCTGCTTTGTCAAATGCTGCAATAACATTTGCTTTTTGAGATTCTGTTAAGTTGTTAGCTTTAAAAACTTTGTTTACATAAAGTAGTTTAGAATTTAGAAGATTAACTTCTTGAAGATCTTGACGTAAAGTATCGATAGTTTCTAAAGCTTCTTTAAGCTCTTCTTCCATCTTTTCTTTGTCGTGAGATCCTTCTTCCATATCTTCGTAAGATCCTTCTTCCATATCTTCGTGAGACCCTTCTTCGATTTCTTCTTCAGCAAGAATCTCTCTTAACATTTCTTCAAGATCAATTTCTTCGTCCATGTCGTCTCCTTCTAGAGTAATTTCGCTCTCAGGCTCATCTGATATAGGCCCTTCAATAGTACCGTCCATAGAATCCATTTCTGGTTCGGCGTCTGGAATATCGAATCCTTGGTCGTTTAATACATCCATTACCCTCTGTGCTATATTGTCAACTACTTCGTCACTTATTTCGTCACTTATTGCGTCACTAAGTTCACCGACAGTAGTGTCAGTAACCGGGGTATCGGCTGTTACACCTTGTGAGTCTTCTTCTGGTTGTTCCATTTCTTCTTCGTTATCTTCTTCAGAATCGTCTGCAGCTTGATCTGCATCATCCTCATCTGCTTCAGCAACGCTAGATGGTTTAATTTCTTCGAGTCCGTCTCCTTCGGTAACAACTTCATCAAC